TAAAAGCAGTTCGTTTTTTTGTATCTCGTCTGTTACTTGTCTATCTATTAATTCTTTTTGTTCTAAGTATTGTTGCTGTAATTCTTCTCGTTGTACATCTCTTTCACTTTTACCAATTAAAGCAAGTTCGTTTTGTATTTCTTTTTGCTCTCTTAGTAAAGAGTTAGTGTTAGTTTGTTGCTCACTTCTAAAACCAGTTATTTGCGCTTCAATAGCTGCTTGTTCGTTTAGGGCTTCTGCATAGGCTTTTTGTAATTCTATATTTTGTTTGTTTTTAGATAATTCAGCGCCGGCGGCTGCAACAGCAATAGCAGCGTTTTCTTGCATTGCTTTTTCTTGCTCATCTAAAACCTTTGCTAAATCTTCATTAGCTTTTATACGCTCCTTTATGTTCTTGCTCTCATCATCTCTAATTTGTCTTAGTTGCTCAGCTTGTCTGTCGTACTTTTCAATTAATCCTTGATTTTTAACCGCCGCTAACTCTGCTGCCTTTGCTAGCTTTACATTTTCAGAAGCAGCCTTAAATGTTTCTGTTGCATAATTCTTCACAGCATCAGTTGCTTCGCCCACAAACTCAGTGGCTTTTTCAAAAGTATTATTTACACCAGTAAGAACGTCTATACTTTCCTTTCCAGCACTTTTAACATCCTCTAAAGCGCCAGCGAAATCGCCACTAAATACTTTTTTGACTGCACTTGCTAAAAAGCCTAGCGTATCTAGATAGCTCTCAAATCTTTCTTGTATATTTCTTTTAAAAGCATCTGCAAAATCAATCAGCGATTGCTTGGGGTCTTCAAAAATTGCCTTAAAAAAATCTACTACTCCACTTGTATTATTAATAATAAAACCTACAAAGTCATTAAAAGCAATACTAAGGGTTTCCATAACTGTATTAAAGCCATCAGCAACTTTTTGGTTTTGCATAAAAATTTCTGACAGCTTAGCCAAAGCTCCAATAACTAAACCAATACCAGCAGCTTTCATAGCCGTTCCAAGACCTTTAAAAGCCTTAGATATTCCTCCAACGCCCTTACTTGCAGTACCAGCACTTTTATCAAGACCACTTAAACCACTGTCAATAGATTTAATACCAGCTAAGGCTTCTTTACTTTCTACGTCTATATTTATTGTTTTTTCTATTGCCATTTCAATTCTTGTTTTAACGCTTTGTAACCCTCTTTAATTGTTGTAGGTAGTTTATATTTACCTTGTGCTATACGAATAGCTTCTGTTTCTCCGTTAACGTATTTTAAACCTTCTAGTATTAGTTTTATCATAATTCGTTTAATAGTTCTATGTCTGACTTTCCAGTTTTTAGGTTAGTCTTTATTGAGTTTATTTTATATCTCTGTCCGTTAATATCAAATCTATCTGCAAGAGAAAAGTTTAATAATATCTTTAAAGGTAAATACGCTGTTACTTTTGTTAATCTGTTTTTGTTATTAAATATATTTCCTATGTAGTTTGAGTAGTGTTTTTGAAATAAGGTGTCTGTAAAACTTGTATCGCCAGTATATTCGTTTATTTCGTTTTTAAAGTTTATGTTATCTTTTCCAGTTGCAGAGTCCAAGTATAAAGAATTACTAGGCACGTTATAGTTTTGTATTTCTAAATGAGGAAAAATCACAGATATTGGAAATGATGAACTTGTAACTTTATTAGCATAGAATAAAAAAGGTAGCCCAATATACGGCTCTTGATTATCGTCTACACAATAACCCCACTGTATAGGTGTATTTGTATCAGTTGCAACGTTTACTATTCTTTCAAATTTAAAATGCGCAAAAGGAAGCTCTACTTTGTAAATACTACCATCTAAATTTTCATTATTATTGTATGACTCCTTACCCCAAGTGTAGCTAAATTGTTGGCTGTGTGTAGCGGCTAAAAAAGTCTTATTGTCTTTATAATCAAAAACTATTTCTTTGTATGGCAATGCTACATTTACTTCACTACTATTAATGTCAATGTATTGGCTTATATCATAATTTATGCCCGTTGAATAAAAACTATCTAACGTATTTACTACTACTGTCTCTGTGTTATCTACGAACGCTACTAAATTAAACATCTTGAACAGCCCAGTTAGAAAGTCTATAATCTTAATATCTGGAATTTCAGAAGTAATAACAAACTCATATTCGGTTGTCAAAATATAATTACCAGTGCTAAAAGTTTCATCAGTGCCAGAAGGTACTACTACAGTCCAGTTAATAAAGTTAAAAATAACGGGAGATAAGTAATTTATAGTTACTGTAAACTCATCTCCAGCGGTAGCAGAAACAACTATAACTTTATTTGTAAGCGTTACGTTGCTTTCAGCTACTATTGTTTGCCCATTTCGTTTTACTATAACATCGTAAGGAGTTGTACTGGTTTGATTTAAACGTAAAAGAGCATCCTCTACATTAGGCCCAGTAATTTTAAGAGTAGAAGTGTTAATCATTGAAGAGTTAAGGTCGGTTTGAGCAGTCCAACCATTAACTAAGTTTGTAAATTTTGAATCACTTTCATTTTGAACACTACCTTTTTTTCTATGTAACCACATAAATAAATTGTAGTAGGGCAAATTTGAAGAAGTAAAGAAATCATTTGAAAAAACTAAAGAAGGATAGCTTTCAGTAATCGCTTGTAATATTTTGTCTACTCTTAATGCGAATTTTAAATCACTCCATAAAACACCATTAGCATTAGAACCTCCCCCAGTATGATAATATAGGTTTCCATTTGCTGTTCCGTGATTATCTGAATCATAATATAAACGAGATTGAGTAATTCCACTCGCTCCAGAAGTTATTAATGGTGTTATTAAATCGTTAGTTGCTGGGTCTGCTTGTAGTGCGTTTACTATACTTGAATAGTTATAATTTGGGCTTAGAGAGTTTAAAGAAAAAAGCTGGTTTAGTTTTGCCTCTCCTACCAAATCTTTTAAGTTTACTGTATTGCCAAAGAATGTAATTTTATAAGAGTAAGCTTGATTCTCTTTAAGTTTAACACCTTCAAGTTTTATTTTACCATCTTTAAACGGAAAACCATTTAACTCAATAGTTCCAGATACTTTAGTCCTTGCATCAAAACCACCATCTATATTAAAGTTATAGTAATGTTTAAATATTTTGTTATTAGTCTTAGAAGCTGGTACATTAAAGGTCTTAGTAAAGCTTGTGAAAACCTTAGCAACGTCTCTAGCGTTTTTAATCGTTTGCGTTAGAGATACCGATTCGTCATTAAATAAATCAAGCCTTTGACCTTCTATGTATAACTCAATATTTTGCATTATCTAATATTGTTTATTTTATTATTAGCAATGTCAAACTCTATAGTATAATCTATTAGCTTATCGTTTAACTGTGTCTTATGTGTAAATGATTTTGTCTTAGGAACTAAAGGCCTTACTTCTTCTGTGTCTGTAATAAATGTAGCCCACACTTGTTCGCTTAGCATTAGCTGCTCAATGACCTGGTTATAATCTTCACTTATATATCCAGTATTCATTGTTATACTGTCCGTTCCTTGTACCATAAATTGAGTGCGTTGATGCTGGTATGTTTTGTAGGTTAGTGTAGCTTGGTCAAATATAGCTGTCTTAAATTCTTCTCCTTTTACGCTTGTTTTATCTATAGACTTCTTAAAAAATATTAGGTCTTGAAATGCTCCAAACTTATTTACAAAGGTTACTTTGATAGGTGTATATAAACACTCCTCTAAAGTCTTTACCTTAAACACCTCTACACCACTTACTGAACTCACATAGACCTCATCAATTAAACCTATTGAAACACTGTCTAAGAACTCACTTAAACAACTACTACCTTCAAATGTTCCACCATCATTTAAAACTCTTTCTTGAAATGAATCATAGCTTACATCTTCAGTGCTTGTTGAGTTTGCTGATATATATCTTATTTGTTCTGTTGTTTCATCTACACTTGCAGAGCTTAGGTCAATAGTTTGTTTAACTTCTCCTTTATATAATAAAGATACTGACTCAGTACCAGCTACAAATACTGGAACTCTAAATAAGTTATCGTCTAAAGCTATTATAGAATTATTAGACTGTAGTGCTGTTGTGCTTAGTGTAGGATTTACTCCTTCTTCAAAATATCCGTAACCATCAAGACCTATAAATCCGTTAGAGTTGTCTGGAGTTACTGTAACACTTCCAGAGCCACCAGTAACAGTTGCTATTGCATTAAGCCAAACCGATTCGCTATTATAGTCTCCGTTAAATTCAACTTCTAAATAATCTCTTACAAGTTCACTAACCTCAAACACTACATAGGCATTAGAGCCTAAGGGTTTTTTATTTATTGTGTACCTTAAAGTTCCAGCTGCTACACTACCATTAGCAGTGAATGTACCCGTATAAATATATAGCTTAAGTTCTACAGACGTTAAAGCTGTCTTAGATACCTTTATATAGTAAGGACTTCTTAAATTAATCTTTGTAGCCATTTTATTTCTTATTAATGTTTACTTGTATTTGTTTTTCTAATCCTATTGAGTAGGCCTCCACTAATTCATCTGGCAGCCTTTTAAATGCTGCTTCAAAAGGTTTAGTAAAAAACATACTAGGCCTTATTCCCTTTTTATAAATAGACTTAGCAATAGCAAATTTTATTCCTTCTCTTGATGCAAACTTACCGCCCTTGCCTCTTGGCGCTAACCCTTTTCTTACTACCCATTTATCAAAAGCCTTTACTGGAGGCATCTTTGTTGTGTATGAGTAAGGTGTATTATATTTCTTTTCAGTACCACTAACCCCTTTATCTTGAAACTTTCCGTAATCAGCCATATTAAACCCTAAGGAAGTCTTTCCAGAAGCTTCGCTTATGTTATAACCTAAAGAGTTATAAAGTTCCTTAGACGCGTTCTTTTTGCCCTTAGTTAAGTTGCTTCGTGATTGTTGTATAACATACTTAGCAAACTTATTAAGTTCATCCCTTAAATATTTATCTGCTAGCATATACTAATGTCGTTATGTATTACAATATCCATAGTAGCAGCAAACCCAGCTAGACGATTATCAAACCGCTCATAAAAAGGCTCTAAGGTTGCATCTCCTTCTAATTGAAACTTATCACTATAAAGCGTACCCCTACGCAATACCATTACTAATTTGTTTAATACTGCTAACTGTGTATTAAGCACGTCTTGCTCGTTGTTGTTTCCTCTGAATATATCTTCTGTTTTTTCTTTGCTCTCATCTACAATATCCATTGCCATTACAGTAATATTAAAAGATAATACTTGCTCTTGTGTAGTTACAGAGTTTATAACAATATGACTTAATGGGAAAATACTTTGCTTAGATAAATCAATATCAAAAATATCGCCAGTAGTGCAAGTGTTAACATTTACATCGCTTAAGAGTTGCGTTTTAATTGTTTCTGTTAGTTGGTAAAATCCCCTTATCCCTTGTTGGCTCATTATATGTTATTTGAATTTGTTTTTTATTTGTGCTGATTCTATTTGGTTTTTTTCTTTAGTGTATTCTAAATAGGTTAGGCATTCGTGTAAATTTAGTTTAGTGATATATTTAAATTTTGTAATATCTCCGTTAGCGATTCCATAGATGGAATTGTACCATCCGTATTTTGCAGTGAAATTAGATGTTGTGCTAAAGCCTTCTCGTTCTTGGAGTCCAAAGAGTTCATCATAACTAGTGATAAGTCTTTCCCTAAAGTGTAAAAAAAAACAATAGCACCAAGAACCGCATCAAGTGGAAAGTTTTTAGCCTCTTCACTTGTGCTTGTGTCATAATCTTCAATTACATACCTATCTCCTTTTTTTAGTTTTATAGGTCTGTATAGAACATTCATAGCTCTGTGTATATTTTCGTTATCGCCTATAAAAGTGTCCAAGTCCATATACTCTCCAAAACTCATATCGTCTAAATCTGGGATAAATCCATATTGAACCCCATTATAATCAAACCTAGTAATAAGCTGGTGTTCGGTGTCAAACATATTATTTAATATTTCGCATATTTCTGAAATATCAGTAGCCTTCATTTTTCTAACTACAACTTCTGGAACGTTGCAAAATATCTCAATCATTTTTAACTGTATAGCAGTTGTTTGCTGTTGACCTTCTAGTTTTGCAAACTCTTGATATTGACTTAAAGACAATTCATTTAAAGATGTTGGTATTTTAAGATTTACTTTCATATTCTTTTTCTTATTAATATATAAACAAAATTAATAATTTTTAGGCATAAAAAAACCCTCACACGTCTGTAAGGGTAAGTTTATAGAATATTAAATAAAAGTGAGGTGGTCTGTTAGGGTTTTTGGCAACTTGATAGAGATGCCTTACCCTCGTAGCTATCAAACTACTTTATTTCTTCAACCTTTAAGAGGATACTTTATTTCTCTCCTTTGCTAATGTATATTGTCTTGTTTGATTATTATAGCAGCTCTACTTTAAGCTAACCTCCTATTAGAGACACAGTCGTTAATCTGTGACCTTCTATAAACACATTCTCAAATATTCAGATATTCTTTCAATCTGTTTCACACTCTTGTTTTTTTAATAGTGGTATTGTTCTAAACCACGAGCAAATGTCCTTTTAATTTAATATTCAATACGTTAATGAACTTTGTACAATTCCTTGTACCCTACGAATATACAACATAATAAACGTTATAAACAAATTATAAACAAACTTTAACATTTCTTTAACATTTAGTGGACTATATATTTGCCTCTATTTGGGTTTTGCAACTGATAGCCAACAGCGTATCTAATAGCGTCTATTAAGTGATTCCATTTATCTACTGGAGTATTAGATTTTCTTTCTAGCCAACTATAATTATTTAGTTCTTTAATTAGGTTTGTGCTGTCTGGAGTTACCACTAAGTCATAGTCTTGTAGTAGGCTTATTCCGTATGTTACACTTCCTTGTCCTTTTATGCTTGGTTTTACATTGCACCCCTTTGCTTTTATCTCGCTTAGTAGTCTAGGCTCTGCACTATCTCCAATTATTAAACCGCCTTTAGAGTGCTTTAAATTAAGCTCAGCTATTTGTGTAGTGGTTAATCTTTGCAAGTAAAAGCATTCCTTTAAATAGATTGTCTTAGTGCTGGTGTCTATATTACACTCAACCAATGTAGAAGGGTCTGCAGCAAACCCGTAATCTTGACCCCATACACTTACACTACTTCTTTTAAATTCTCCTATTGTCCAATTATCAAATATAACCCCCTCAGCTTTATTAAGCCAAGAACCTAACATCTGTTGCTTGTATTTCTCTGGTCTACGTTCACGCATCTGCGCTATCTGGTCAATATAGCTTTTAGATAAGTTATCTATGTTGTCAATGTAAGTAGTATGTATATAGGTAGTATTATCTTTGGTTGTATTGCTACCCTCTTGCACTCCTTTAGATTCAAAGAACCTGGTGTAAATAAAATGCTCTTTAGTTGTTGGGTTTAGTATTAGTATAACTCTGTTCTTGTTTCCTTTCTGTCTAACCGATAAGTCTATTGTATCAAACTTCTGCTCGTCTGTTAGTTCCTCTGCTTCATCTACTACCCAGGTGGTAATACCTTGTAAGGATTTAAGGTTTGCGGTCTGGTCTCCGCTTGATGTCTTTATACCTCTAAATATTATCTTGCTACCAGTCTTTTTGTTTAGTATCTCGTCTTTAGTTATGTGGAAGTGTTCTATTGAGCCGAACTGTTCTAGCTTGTCTATAAACTCTGGTATTATAGATATATAAGCTGAGGTTAATGTATAACGTGTAAATAAGATAGTATGTCCAGCTTCATAAGTAAGCATAACTAAAAGGGCGTTTACTGAAAATGACTTCCCAGAACCACGCCCACCGCTTACTATAAAATACCTACTGTCTGTTTCAACAATAGGCATATATTTCTTTTTTACTTCAATCAATGGTTAATCAACAAACTTTATTAAATCTCTAAAATTGATGTTTAAGCCCTCCGAAGAGTTAAGGTCTATACTTTCCTTAGGTTTCCCATAACGATAGCTTAAATACAGCTGTAAGGCTCTTATATCAGCTTTTGCTACCAACTCCCCTAATTTACTTAATGCTTCGTCTTTGTCTATTATAGAATCTAAGCGTTCTATTAGTTTTACTTCGTCTGCTTTAGCTGGTCTTCCAGCTCCTTTTCTTGCTCCTCCGTGTTTCTCACTCATAGTTTTAAATCTTGATATATCTTGTTTATTCAAGTTATTAATATATAAACACTTTTACTTTTTTTTTAGAACAATCTTTGTTGTGCCTTGTGTTGGTCTATTCTTTTTATAGCTGCAGTGATTATCTTTATACCTTGACATTAGTTCCATATTGTCTTCGTTTGTTATTAGCATAGTAAAGAGCTTTTAATTCTCTTGTTTAATATAGCACCTTTTACCTCTGCTATTGTCTTTGGTTTGACTCTGTGCTTTAATGATTTGTTAAAGGGTTCTAAGCGTGTTTCTTTAAACTCCGTTACTGTTTCTATATCCCAGCCGCTTAAGATGTCTATAACGTCTTGTATTTCTTTTATGGTCTTAGTTGTTTCTATTGTGTTGCTCTTTAGTTTGTCTATGGTTATTAGTAAGTCTGTTATCTTTGTTTGGTGTTTTTGTATCTCTGCCTTATGTAGTGTTTTAATATTTATAACCTCTGGTTTTTTAAAGTATTGTTTTACTTTTTTGTATATAATCAAATCTTTATTCTCTATTGTTTGGAACGTTCGTAAATGATAATATACAGCATCGTGCTTAATACCTATTGATTCTCCAATTGACTGTAATGTAAACCCTTTATAACGTGCTAATTTACAATATACTTTCCTAGCGTAAGAGTGTTCTCTTGACCTATTTCTTTCTGCTATATTTAAACTATACTCGTTGTCTATTATATCTTTTAATTGTTCTAATGTCATATTTATATCTTATTGTCTACTACTTCTATTAAGTATCTTAATTCGCTTCTCTCCCACTCTCCTAAGTTTACTCCATTTATTAGGAACTTATAGTAGTCTTTTCTTTCTGTTTCTTTTACTTCAATATTTATATACATCTTATTTATTTTTTTCTATCCATTGTTCTTGTTGCTCTCTTAAGTATTCTATCTCTCTCCTTAAGTAGTCCGCTGCTTTCTCTAAGTCTTTTAACTCATCGTCTTTCTTTCCGCTTCTACAAACATACTTAATTATATTACCCTTGTTAAAGGATAGTTGATAATCTTTTATAAAGTCTATAACGTCATATCCTTTACCGTTCTCGTAATGTAAATAGGTTGCTCTCATATTATTTTTGTTGTTCATCTGTTTCTTCATTCTCTTTGTCTATTATTAGTTTTAGTGCCTCTAACTTTACATACATTTGGGCTACTATGTTTTCAAGTCTAAGTATTCTTTGTATCTGAGTGTGTTTCTTTTGTTTCATAATTCGCCAGTTAAGCAATAGTTATCTAAGTCTGCACCCTCTATAAAGAACTTGTTGTATAAGTCAAGTGCTTTCTCTACTTTCTGTTCGCCTCTGTAATAAAACTCTTCAGAGCAGTTAAAGATACCAATGTCTAAGCTGCCTTTGTCTAATACCAAGAACTGAAAGTTTTTATATTCTTTGTTGAATAGATTGCAGTATAAGTAGCATTGTACATCGTATCCGTACTTGTTAGCACTCCAGCTAAAGTCTTTAATGTTTGTTGTGGTCTTGATGTCGCAAATTCTATTCTCTCCTAACACATCAGCCTTACCTCTGAATGGCATACCTAAGACGTTATCTATTGCTGGTATCTCAAACTCTGCCTTAGTGATTAGTTCTTTAGCGTGTTCGTTTCGGTAGAACGCATCTACAAGCCTTTCGGTTTCGCTTCTTTCCTTAGCGGTGTAAACAGTTCCAAACTCTGCCACAGCTTCCTTAAACTTCTTTGTGTTTCTACTCTGTACGTCTACAAACTTTTGAGAGGCAAACTTCTCTGGCTCAAGAATTGCCCAGTGAAATAGAGCGCCCATTCTGAGGGCAGCGCTATCCCCACTCCCATACTTCAAACTAAAGTTATAAGTCTTAGGGCTTGATAGAAGCTGTTTAAGGCTGCTACTACTAAGTGCAAGGGTGTTTAGTTCTCCATAGTAAAAAGTGTCATCTTCCATACGCTTAAGTAGTTCAGCTCTATCGTAATGCTTTCCGTCTAATAGTTTTATTTTATTCTGTATCATAGTTGTAGCAATTTTTAGAGCAATAAGTATCTCCGTTAGTTTCCGTTTTACAAGTTCTACATTCCGTTATCTCATCTGGTTCATCTATGTAGGTGTCTAAGTAATTCATATATTATAGTTTTTTAATTTGTTTTCTAAGTCTTCTATTTGTTTATTAAGTTCTAAGATAGTTTGATTCTTACTATCCCTTATAGCGCTTACTTTTTGTTCAAGTACTTTGTTTTCTACATTAAGCTGGTTAACATATTGACCTATCTCGCTAATGCCTTGTATAAAGTGTTTAAGGTCTTTGTTCTTTGGCTTTGCATCTGACCACTTAATAACCCTATCGGATATAAAGTTAAACCATAATACATAAGACTGTCTTTGTAGTAAAGTCATTATATTGACATCCCTATTACAACCCCAATGGATAATAATAAAATAGATAAAGAAAAAACAACAAGTAAATCTAATTTAGTCTGGGCTTCTTGTTCTAACTTCTCTAACTCTTTCTTTGTGTAAACTTCAATCCGTTTACCTTTAACGTCAATGTGTAATCCAGTTTTTGTTTTTTTCATTTTATTGTATGTTAATTATTATACTATTTATATAGTCTTTTCTTTCTAATAATCTTTTTAGTACGTCTTCTGGTACGCTATCTGGAAAGCGTAAGGTTCTGTTAATTTGTTTTAGCTCAAGATTTAAGTCTGTTAATTGTGTTCGCATAACTATATATTTTTAATATACTTAATCGTTTGGTTTTTCATATAGTCAATATCTAACCATTCAAGTAATTCAACAGTATTAAAAACTATTGTTGTTTGTTCTCCGTTTTCATTAACACCGCTTAGATAAGTTTCATTATCTTTTGTACTCATAAAAGTATTGATGTCGTGTAAATTAGTGTAAATCTCTTTAGCCATTTTGTTTTTTGTTTTATTAATATACCGCAATATAAAACATATTTATGTTATAAACAAATTATTAACAAATTTTTTATTCTTTAACCTTAAAATAGCTATCCCATATCCCTAGCTCAGTGTCTTTTTCGTTTATATTTATTATAGCTGCGTCGCTTTCTTTAAGTAAATAACAAGGCTTAGACACTTTCTTGCTATTCCAAAGGGTAGTGCTTGGGCAGTACATATTTTTAACTTCTAAGTTCTTTAGGTTATTAAGCCAAAACATATAATTTCCTTTAGGGTCATTAACAAAATACAGAGCAACCTTACCAGTGTTTATTAACCTATC